AGTCGATGGTCATCCGTTTCAACTCCGTCGCAGCATTTCCGTTGAATTCGAGGTCGGCATTAATATTCAACGCCGAGGTGGTCAGTTGGACACCTTTTCCGGAAGTATGGTCATGCTCGTCGATGGTCGTCCAGTTGGTGTTGGTCTGCGTGGCCCAGGTCGGTCCAGTGGTGGTGCCGACCGTCGGCTCATTGAGTGACATGTTGGTGGTCGTCATCGTCGTCCTCTAGTAGAAATAAATGTCTGCCGTTGCCGTAGCACTGGCTTTGAGAATGATTTTCCGGTCCTTGAATTCATTATCCGAGTCACTTTCATAAATCACCGAGTTGGATTTCAAACGTGTGATGATGAATCCTTCGTAGTCTCTGCCGAGTTTGTGTTCCACAATCGTGTCCGAGGTTGCAATGCTGAGATCCTTGATTAATACGCCGTCTGAGATCGGCAACTCCAACAAAGGATTCAGTGTTGTTTTGATGTGTGACTGGAGTCGTGTAACCTCCTCGTTTGGTGACCAGATTTGTGTGAAGTTAACTCTGCTCATCAGTACATAAAATATTGCTCGTAGGCTGCAACATTGGTGACTTGAGCCGGTTCGCCTGAGTCACGGTCCTCAGCCATGATTTCGATGCGGTCCAGGAGTCCTTGTTTGACATAGACCAGTCCGGAGATGTCGGATTCTTCCTTGAGCATCATCATGATCGCTGCATCGACAGAGACATACTGGCGCCATCCTGCATTGACAAAGTCCTGCATCGATTCGAGTGTGCCGTAGACGGTCGGATCTGAGAGTGCCGATGAGTCCAGGTCCGTCACCACTGTCGTTGATGTGACACTGCTCACGGTCTGTTGGACGTTGTAATCAGTTGCATAAAAATTGATGCCATTGATTTCATCCTCGGCAACAAAGGAATGCGTCGAAGGCACGGTCCAGGTGGTAGTTGATCCTCGACTGATTGCCGTCGGTGTCACCGACTGGAGTTTCCGTGGTTTCGGAATGTACCACAAAGTTGCCGTGTTGCTGCTCGGACTTGGTGCAAACACGATGTTGTTTGCCTGAATTCTATACTTCACATCTCTTGCGTACCGGACCAGTGAATCACGAGTCCGGTCTGCAAAAGTGTAGCGTTGAAGAGGTGTGTTCTGATTATCATTGATATTCAGGTCCACACCTCGTGCCTTGTAAAAATTGGAAGGAAGACTGTAGGAACTGGTGCCACTCGTGATCGTCACCGTGGTTGAGGTCAGAAAATAATCATCCTGGTACTTGCTCACGAGGATGTCGTAAAGCTCAGACCATGAATTATTTAAATATCCATTTAACTCGGCATCGGTCACAAACGTCGTATTGACCTGATCGGCACGTTGCCGTGCCTCGTCTCGTAACGAGTTGAGTGCCACATAGTCCGTCATCAGTAATCCTTATAAGACATTACGATTCCGTGAATCGCCTCCAGGATGTCATGCTCGTCTCCGCCGTCTAAGGCAGATCGGAGTTCACCAGCCATTGCAAGCTGATCATCGGAATATTCGTCGGTTGATTCTTCCTCGCCGTCGTAATCCTCTTCTTTGGAGTGGTGGTCTTTTTTCGGACCACCACCACCTAATCCAAGAATCACCATAGCAGCGTCCTTGGCGTCTTTCATGGTTACGCCGTGGCGAAATAACAGTTATATCCAGGCGCTCGGCATCCGAGTTGGTAGTATCCACCCATTCGGACTTCGACTCCGTCATAACCGTTCTGACGCAGCATGCGATTTCCATCATGGGAGAGAATATCGACCGCATTTCCTATCGAATAAAGACCCCAGGTATCCAACTGCAGCAAGTAACCGGTTCCGGTAGGACAGTCCTTATCGGCAACAACATCAATGACTCCGTGCGGTCCATAAACCTGGAGCGTACGGAAACCAAAGTTCTGAGCCGGTCCAGGCTGACGTGCGCCGACGACCTGAGCATCGAGAGAGATTTCTAATGTTGCGAAATCTTCAAACGATAGGAAACATACGTCTGGTTTTCCGCCTTCTCGTGCCGTGGTGGAAGCTGCCTCGATGATCGTCTGCTTGATCGTGGTGTCAAAGGCTGCTCGTTGTCCGCCAAGTCGTGTGACATCTTTGGTCCTATCCTGACCAAAAAACGACGTTGAGCCTGGAGCAGATGCAGGAATCCAATCTTGCAATCCAGCCATCACAAGGTACGTTCCTGGTGTGGACAAGTCACCTTCTGGAACTACAAAGTCACCGGAGGCAACTCCTGAGATGGTGGTCAGGTTTGGAGAGACTCCAATCTGATCGGATGTTGCCATACGAGAGACTGAGGTCACGGTCAATGCCTCTCCAGAGTCACGGAGTGATCCGGTTGACGTTGAATCCGTGAAAACGATCTTCATACCAACCTCGAAATTGAGACTGTCGGCATCGGTTGCAAGGTCCAAAACTGCCGTATCTGCCGGAGTTGCTCCGACGACTCCAATTGATCCGGATTGGGTTCGGAACAGTTGCCGAGACAATGTGTCTCCAAGTGTCTTCAGTCCAAGGTCGGTCTCGGTGGTCAGTGCTTCCAGGAAAGCATATTCGTTTCCTTTGGAGGCCTCGATGGTTTCTCCATCGACGGTGACAACCGCATAGTTCTTTACTCTTGTCAAGAGGAATTCTCCAAGACTTGAGGAAGTGGCATTCGATTGTGCCGTGGCAAAGGTTGCAGACCTTCCTTGAGGCCTTGCATAAATAATCGGTAACGGCATATTTTTGCCTCGGAACCGAGTATTTTTAGGAACCATTTGAAGGAACGGATGCGAATCATACGCAACGTCCATCGGTTTTTTGTCAATATAGTACTGTTTTAAGGCGTCATCCCACGCCGTTAGCGTGGTCGCCGGAGTGGCTTCTGCCATTGGTATTCTCCAGAAAAAGAAAGTTTCGTTTATTCACGAGTTCTTGTTCTGAAAACGGACAAAGCACGTTCAAGACGCTCATCCTGCGTCAACGGCTCAACCGGTTTTCTAGGAACCGATGCTCGTGAACCACTGGTACTGAGTGTTCTTGCTCTCTTTCTCTGAACAGACCGTGAGGTAGGCTCTTCGGTGGCGACGGTTGGCGCCGGATTCCTCTGAAAACGAGGATGTTGTAAAAGTATCTCTGCTTCCTTGGCGTAGTAGTCTTCCACCATGCCGAGCAGCGTGTGGTCGTCTAATAACTTACCTGTATCCTTTGCATACTGTGCTGACGTTTCAAGCAAAATGTCCTCTGCCTCGTCCCACATACTGCTGGTAATGCCGTAATTATCATCCGATTCTGCAAGTGTTTTAAGCCGGTTGGTGTAGGCATTGACTTTTTGACTGGCCTCTAACTGTGCTTTTTCGGTTTCAAGTTTAACGAGCCTCGTTTCAAGGTCTGCCTGTTTTGGATCGACCGGCTGCTTGCCGAGTACCTGAGTGGTGGCTGCTTCATACGATCCTCCAAGCTGCTCCAAGGCACCGACGTGGTCACCTCGCTGGACGGCTTGTTCAACTTGCTCATACTTCTTGTAGACCTTTTCCTTGCTTTTTACGTCCTGCTGCTTCCGAAATAGTTCTCGTTCTCGCTTGGCAACCTCTAGAAACTTCTTGGAGACTTCCGGCTTTGCTTCCGGAGTCTTAGGTTCCTCGGCTGCAACCGGTTCCGGTTCTGCTACTTCGGTTGCTTCCTCGGTTTCTTCTTCTTGTACTTCATCCGATTTTTCAATGCCTTTTTCTTCCAGCCACGTTGATATCTGCCTCTGCGATTCCTCCTCTAGACGCTGGTCCTGGAGTGCCTCGTGGTCGATGGCTTCTTCTTTGGTTTCAGTCTTTTCCTCTACGGCTTCGGTTTGCTCTTCTGTCATTGGAGACCTTTCTTTTCATGTTGATAAGTCTCCTGTTCGTCTAACTTGGCAACGTCTCTGGCGGAGGTGTTGTGTCCATCTCCGGTGGTAATTCGAGTGGTGTTTCCATTTGTGCCATCTCGGTGATGTTTTCAGTCTCCGGACCAGTTGGCATCATTTCTTGAGCCGGTCCTTCCGGTGCCTGCATCATCGGCATTTGTGCCTGATCGAGCATGGCCTGTGCCTGTGTGACAAAGGTCAGCATAAAGTCCAGCTTCTCCTGCTCCACGCCTTGCTGACGTGCCTCCAGGTAGGCAAGTTGCATCCTGGACTTTGCCAGTTCCAGGTTCATTAATGGATCAGGTGCAATGTATTCCGATTCATCAAGAATCTTGGAGATGCGCCATTCGACATCATTTTCTGCGGTTTCCATCCAGTGTGTGACCGAGGACAGATCCGGATAATCCAATAATTTGGTGATCTGCTCTTTGCTGTCAATCACTCCCATGTTGATCAACTCCTGCACCGTCTGGATTCGTCCTGCCGGTGTCGAAGGAAGAAGTGATACCGGAAAGGCTGTTAATTCGTAATCTTCCTGTGCCATCCGCACATCCTTGAAGTCGGAAACATCAAAACCTTTCTTACGCATCGACCTGACGGTGTAGGAACCGGAATCCTCGACAATCTCCTCGGCAAGATCCATGAACCAGGATGCTGCATCCATGAAGGCCTGCTCGTACCGTTGTGCCGTGAGCATGTGCCTTTCGGTTTCAATATCGGTGTAAATCCTCAAGGCGACGCCGGAGTCGAGTCCGCTTGGTTTCCTACCGGTGGCGGATAACTCACTGATCCCACTGATCTCGTAAGCTCGTTGAAGTAGACGATCCAGGTGATTGTATACTTCACCGGACATCGCCTGAGGAACATAGGCAACCGGAGGCTGCTGACCGGCATACATGAGAATCGTTCCAGGTGCATTCCTCAGATGGTTTGGTGAAACCTTGGAACCGATTGGAACGAAAAAGTA